ATATGTGAATTTGCTATATTTGATAATCTTGCTAATGGTAAAGTACCAGATGTAAGAAGAGCAGCACTGTGATTAGGTACGGATGTTAAATATCCTTGACCAACTACAAAATCATATATTTGGTCACCAGTTGCTAAAGTAGAAGCACCATTAGATACTGAAGCAGTTGAAACAGTAGAACCAGTAATTTCAACTATTTCTTGACCAGATGAATTAGTAGGGTCATGAATATACAATTTGTTATTTGTATAGTCATACCCTAATTCATATGATGAAATATCGCTAGTATCTGGTACACCAGACCCACGTCTAATTTTTACCTTATTATAGCTCAATTAAATCTCCTATTAAGACCAAGTATCGCAATCTATAGTTGAAGATACAAGGTTTGTACTTAAATCTCCCAATGAATAGCCATTTGAACCAACACTCACTACTCCTGTAGTTTCGTGTGGAGCTAATGTTAAGCTATCATAAAACTTCCAAACGCCATCAGTTGCATCTCTAAATAAGCCAGAATACTTTGTACCAGAAGCTACATATTTACCGTAAATACCTATATCTGAAGCATCAGCAGAGTTATCTTTAGCTAATGCTATTGATACATCGCCTACTTCTACTGTAGTAGAATTTACTGTAGTAGTTGAACCAGTTACAGTTAAATTACCACCGATAGATATATTCCCAGTAGTTGTAAGATTTCTAATTGCAGCTATATCTTTATTTGCATCTACAACTAGAGCTTTTGAAGCAACTGCATTACCTGCAGCTACTGCAATTTGGTTTATTTGAGCGGTTGTTGCAGTAACGCCGTCTAACTTATTAAGTTCTGTTGTATCTAAAGTAGCTCCATCTAATATATTTAATTCTGCTGCAGTAGATGTAGTAGCTAAACTAACTACTCCACTTGTTGCATCAAAATCAGCATTATCAAAAGCTGCTAAACCCTTAGTAGAACCATCGTCATCTGCATCAGGTATTGCGTTAATAATGTTTGTTTGAATATCCACAATAAATCCTGCATTACTACTGTCTTTACCACCGATAAATAATTTACCTGCAGAACCATTGTTATTTAGCCAACCTAATTCTCCATAAGCTAGCTGTGCACTTCCCCCTGTTCCAGAAGGAGGTGTTGTGCCATCATAAGCACTTTTTTTAATTTGAATTACATTCGCCATTTTTCTCTCCTATGAGACTAAAAGTCTCCTCCATATATGTTATTATCGTCTATCCATTTACCACTGCTACTATCGTATTTTAAGATAGCATGATTTTGTGGACTTGTTAAGTTAGTATCATCTAACTCGTGTAAATTAGTGTCTCCACTAAAATTTGTTGCAGAAGTAATAACCACATCGCTACTTCCGTTGTCTATTTTAAAACTACCATTATCATAAAAGACTAATTTAGTATATACGTCTTTAATTTGATTTGGTTCTGTTAATGTTCCGCCCATTATACCACCGTCCCTACATCTTTATAAGTTGGTTTATCTACTGTTATTTCCGTATTGCTTACTGCAGCATATGTTATAGCTGTATACGATGGTTTTAATATCGTTACAGGTGAGTATGTTAAAACTGCTACGTCAGGTATCTCAATATCATTTACAGTTGTTTTAGTAATATCAGTAAAATTACCAGTTAAATTATTATCAAAACTTGCATCTACAGTATTGAAAGCACGATTAATGCCATTCAATACTGACAATCCAAAATGTCCTCTTCTCCAAGTTCTAGCCATATTAGTAACTATGTTGTTTTACAGTACGCATTCCTGATATACGTCCTCTATTAGCAAATGATTTTCCTTCTTTTATTCCACGTTCAAATTTATTGTCATAATACATTGCAACTTTTAATGTTTCTGGCTTTTGTTCATATCCATACTGAATAGCTTTGTCAACAATGTATTGATGAAACTGAGTAGGTAAATCGCTTTCTTCTGTTTTAATATCTGAAGTAGCAGAACCTAAGTTTTCAAAATGCAATCCTTTCTTAATATAAAACAATGTAATTTCATGAACAGCAGTTACAGAGGTAAATCTATCCTTCTGGTCTTTTGATGCATCATATAATGCTATTCCAATAGCATCACGTTCAACCCACCAAACATGTTCTTTAACAACTCTTGAGTTTATTCTTTTATAATTGCCCATTATTCTATATCCCTATATTTTGGTCTACCCATCAATCTTTTAATATCTATTTGTTCTCCATCTGAATTTACCATATCAACAGATTTGATTTCTAAGATATCGTCTTTTAGCCCATAGTATCTTTTTCCAGATTCTGTACTAAATTTTGTTGCTTCATCTAACAATCTAGTTCTTGAACAAAATTCATCTGATGCCTTATTCAGCATATTGATAATCTCATTACTCCCTAAATTTGGGTGATGTTTTTTTACTAGTTCAATCATTTGCTGAAGCTTCATCTTGCATTCCTCCCGTAGACATTCTGCCTACAATATATGGTTCTAAAAATTCTTTTAATAATCTATCTACTAATGCATATTGATTCTGATACCACTTAGTTAATTCTGCGTCTTCATCTGCATCTGTAATTCTTTGTAATAAAATATTTCTTGCTGCATGAAATACAACTCCATCATGATATTCTGATGGTAGCCCAGTAATTGTAGTCGCATTTAATGCAACACTTGGGGCTGGAGTAATAGTTCTAACGTCTGCAGGCTCTGAATTACTCGGAAGCGGATAAACATTTAAGACATTATCTTCTATATAATATTTTGGGTCTTCTCCGTCAGTAAAATAAATACTATTACTATCTGCTAATAATGGTGCTATACTAGGTGTTACTTGAGTTGCTATCTTATCTTTACTTTCAAAAAATCTTGTAACATATAATATTTTCAATTCATCAGTTAATGTAAGAGTAGTTCCATTGGTAGCACTTAATCTTTGGGTAGCACTTAATTTAGCTGCAACATCATCATCCATCATTAAAATCTTAGTGATGTATTTTACTGCATCTGCTAAATACTTAGGAGCTTCACTAGCTTCTGCTGTGATGCTGCCTGTGTATGCTTCTATGTCTGTTTGAAAACTCATATTTATCCTTATGGTTTAGGGGAGTATATTTCAACTCCCCTATTTTATTAACCTACTTATGCTGTAAAGTTTAGCACAGTGTGTGTTTCAGGAAGTGAAATCTCAAGACCTGCTTCTGTAAGAACCATGTCTTTTCTTCCGTCTGTTGCATTACCTTGAACATTAGTCATAATCTGGGTGTCACGAGACTGCCCATTTGCTGCTAATGGTCTATAAGCAATGTTATTTAGGTCTATAGCGATAGCCATATCATTCCAAGGACCTCTTAATAGAGGCTCTGCAATGAAATTAAGATTACCATATAATGTAGATACTCTAGTCACATTATGACCAAAAGAACCTTTAACATTTTGGATATCCATTCCACTACCTGCCGCACTACTACCTGCTCCGAGATTTGACATAGTATTTCCTAAGAAACTACTTCCACCTAGTTTATTCAACCAAGTTAAAACGCTTCTTGAAGCTAATACTAGTTTCTCTCCACTATTGCCCTTTTCAGGTGCAAATACTTCTTCCATTGACTCAACGAAATGGTCATAGGTTGAAGATGATTTTGAGAACATACGCACTTGACCGTAAGCTTCGGTGTATGGTAAAATACCCCAAGTTTTACGTGATGGTGCATATCCAGCTGAAAATGTAGCATCGTCTGACGAGCCTACTCCAAATAACATAGCGTGTTCAATATCCATCTTATGTTCCATAAGTTTTTCTTTGTATACACGCATGTATTCGTTAGCATCTCCTCTATAACGAGTAGCTAGTGATGTTCCTGAGAACATTGGTACTGCTGTTTTGAAGATTTGAGTATATCCTTCAGAACTGTAGATTTCATCTCTCCAGCCTTTAGGGTCATCAGTTCCTTCAGCCCAGTTTGTACCTACAACTTGCCCTACAGCATCCACTACGAATTTAAGCTTAGACCCATTTGCAATAGTTCCACCTTCTGAAGGTACTTGACCTTTCTTAGTAGCTGCTTGTCCAGCAGTTCCTGTAGGTTTGTACATTGCTTTTAGGAATGTAGCTGCTATTGTAGCTTTGTTCGTTCCTAAAGTTGGGGCTGCACTTATTCTGTAGTATGCAGTAACATTAAAACCGTTAGTTGTATTGATAGCCCAATTAGAACCATCGACGGAATAAATTGCGTCAATTGCTATAACTTGCCCTTCCAATAAGAACTGTGGTTGTGAGCCTGCTGCTTCTCTACCGTATTTATCATAACCGCAGTCTACTTCAAATGAAGCTGGTAATGCCCAGGCTGCACTTGAATATGCTGCTGTAACTTTTTCCGCTATTACGTCAAAGTTTCTACGTTGCCATTGATGTCTTTTTTCTAAAAATTTAAAAACAGGGTCATCTGTTGGTTTCTTAGCGACTTTTGACAAATAAGAGAAAAAAGGTGATTGTTCGGGTGCTAATTCGGCAATTCTCTCGCCGAAATTAAAGATTCTTCTTGAATCATTAATGGACACACCCTGTGGGCTTACGCCCGTGAGTTGACTTTGTATGTCTGTAGCCATTTTATTATCTCCTTAATTTGCGATAAACGCTACCAAGGATTGACCTTTTTGTGTTGGTCAATCATAGCATTCATCAGTTCGTCTTCTGTACTTGTTTTAGGAGACTGCACGCTTGCACCTGGCTGGACACCAATAGGTTTTGGAATACTCGTTTTCTCTTGTCTTTGTAATAATACTTGCTGTTTGGAAATTTCATCATTTGATACTTGAAGAACATTTGCTGTCCCAGAATCAATTTGATGTAACTTAACAAGATTATCTAAAGATAGAGTTTCTGGAGATGCCATTTTATTCATAAAATCCTGAGCTTGTTCAGGAGTGTAGCTATATTTCATCTGTAAGTCACGAATCAGTTCTTGCTCTTTTACAAGCTTTTCCTGTTTCTTAATCTTACTTTCTGATTCAACTACTCTCTGCTCATCCATTTTAATCATGTAATCAGACATATTATCCATGTATTCTTCTCTTTCAGCTAAATACTTAGCTGAAGAACTGCTTGGGTCCTCTAGTGCTTCCGAATGGTCATAACCAGCAGGCTTAGAAGGTTTAACAGGTCTTTCCAAACGAACTGTTTCCTCTTTAGGCTTTTGACTTTCTTTTACTTGTGATAAAAGCTCTGGATTTCTTTTCAGATGTCTTGCTATAGGCAAAACTTCATCCATGTCGGCCATCGATGCTTTTAATTCATCAAGCTCAGCTTGTCGTTTATCTGCTTGGCTTTGCCAGTATTGAAACTGGTCATTATCATTCTTAGGTTCCGAACTCGAAACTTCAGATAAGTTATTTTCTTCAACCTTTGGTTCTTCGGTTAAATGGATTGTCTCTTGTTTTGGTGCATCTTGTGCAACAAAAGTATCCTCTTGACCTCCAAATATGTTGTCAAAAATTTTATCTTCCATTGATGGAGTAATTGCAGTCTCTCCTCCTTCAACTGATTCCTGTTCTTGTACCTTATTTTCTTCTATCATCTCATTCCCTTCTCTAACTCTCAGCTATCACCTTCATTGGCGTCTGCCGAGTTCATTAGATTTGCTTGAGCGTCATCTAATCTAGCTTTATATAAGCTAGTTGCCATTTCAGCCCTGTTAGTCTGTTTATCCAGACCTGAACTGAATTTTTCTACTTCAAGTCGTTTCTTAGCATGAACTTCTTCACGTTCTGCTGTTTGTAGGTCTCCCTTGACTTGTTTTAATTCTTGTTCTAGCATTTGTATATGTTGAGCCATTTGCTGCATTTCACCAGAACGCTGCAATACTCCCTCTACATCAACTAGCTCAGATTTCTTCAATACTTCTACCTGGTCAATTAGTCCAGCTGAGTATAATTCTTTATAAGTGTCTAGTAATGCCATTCTATTTGTAGGTAAAGTAGAGCCCGATACAACAACAATATCATATCTTCCTACTCCAATGTCATGGAATTTTTTAACTGTCCCATTGTCCATTTCTTTATAGAAATTAAATCTTTCTGATTTTTCTGTACCATTAGGTTGAACTAATCTAATAACCTTTTCTTCAGTATATATTTGCTGCATTAATGGTATTGCTACTTTAGCTACGTGATTTAACATATTTTCTATGTCGTCTCTACGAGACTTAATTCTTCTTTGACCAAACTCGTCTACTACTACAGTTCCTCTATAAGTAGATGGAGCACCCTGTGAGCTTCCTTGCATCAATTCAAAGATACCAAACCCATATTCTAGGTCATACTTAGCATCAGACTCGTTTTTATATAATTCATTTGGCAATGGAACTGGACCAGCTACAATAGGAGCTCCAAGTTCTGCATCAAACTCAATAACACTTGTTCCTGCTTTTGCCCACTCTTCTTCAATTTGTTTTAAATCTGCTGAACCACGAGGAATTAATAGCTTTACATTAGTGCTTGTACTAGCATGAGCTATAATTAGTGAACGTATTTTGTTAATATATTCTTGTAATGGTCTAAATATTCTAACATCAGAATCTGGATATGGTGTACGATGATGAATATTCATTAATGGAACAATAGGATATTCCTCTATCGGTAATTGTCTTTTGTAAAGTAAAGCATCTCCACATGAAACGACCATGTTAACCCTAGGAACTTGGACTAAATTACATGTTATCGCTCCAAGTCCCTCTAATTCCTCTACTGTCATAGGAATTAATACAACTGTACTACCTGGAATAGAATCATCATCTTCTGGACCAGGAACTCTGACAGGTTCTTGAGGAATGATATTCCCCTGTTCATCCATTTCAGGGTCTGGTATTTCAAAGTGATAGATAGGACCATCTTGTTCTATATAACTAAATAAATCTTCTACAGACTCTTCATCAAATATAATTTGTTCTTCACCTGTAATTTGTTGCAGTTTTATATAATATACTTTTCTGTATGATTCGTATTCGCCCTCACTCATTAAAAATTCTCTATCAGAAAAAGGTTCATAGCAATTATACTCATTTGCCATTACTTTAGTATAACGCTCCATGTATTTACGTTTTTCATGGATTCTACTATCTTCGTCTCCAGGGAATAATTGTCCTTCATTTGCTGAAAGTTGGGTCGTTGGTTTATCTTCTTGAGATGTAAATGTTCCCATCGCATTTGAATTTTTAATAATATCTATATAATCTGGATATAACTGTTCTGCTTGTTCATCTGTAATATATTTTGTTACAACAATATTTGCAGCATCACGAGCATAAACATCTTTTGAGTTAGGGTCTATATAGACATCTAATGGATTAATAGCTTTAAAACAAACCTCACCTTTACCTAAATCTGCCATAGGGTCTTGATAAACTTGCATAACTCCCATTCCACCTACATAGTAGTCATCTACAATTCTTTTTAATTCTTCGTCCCCGCTTGAATATTGCCACATATATTGAAATAAATCTGAAAACACTTTAGAAGTTGCTCTATCTGAATCTTCTCTTCCAGTTGAACGGAATTGAGGAGAATTGTATGTAAGCAAAGATTTTGCTGTTTCTACGATAGGGTGAATACGATTTACAACAATAGGAGCTTGTCCACGAGCTTCTAGAACATCAGACTCCTCTAATGTCCATTGAGCTCCTGCTCTAAACTCTACTGCTTCTTGAAATTTTTGAGCCCATACTTCACGTGCGCTGCTATAATCTTGAAATAGCTCTAAAGACTCTTCTACTTCTTCGGGGATATTTTTAGTGTTAATGTTACCTGATTGGTAATCAAAAATAAACTCTTTATCTTTTGATGATTGAGTTCTTGTACTGCTTACTCGATTTTGAATCTTTTTTGGCATCGCTTTCCGTTTCCACTAGTTGATAGTTTTTTGGTATTTCCATCTTATCTATTTTTTTTAGCTTGCCTATTAAATCGTCAAACGAAAAATTATACTTACTCATGTCTATTTTTCCCATCTGTACTTGTTTTTAAACTATTACTTTAATTCCTATCTTGTCAAGGTTTTTCTACAATAATCGCCAATTTTTTCTTTTAGCTGCAAATAGGTTATTTTCCTGCTTTTTAATAACAGTTTTATGTGCTGGTTTATAAGCATTCTTATTTGCATAGAAAAATCCGTCAAGTAAATCATCGTGCTTTCCCCTGGGATATAATAGTAATTCGTCTACTAATGGTTGCATAGATTTTTGCATGTGTACTTTCTTATTAGCAAACAAAGGCTGCAAACTTTCTAATCTATACGACTTGGATGTTCTAGGATTCTCTTTTATTTCAAGACCAGGGATAAACAATCCCATCTCTGCAGACTTTTCTTTAATGTACTGACGTAGCATTTCCTGATATCCGACAGACTCAATACGTGTCTTAGCACTTCTATAAGTTTTAAAGTTACTGATAATAGCATCTGCTAGATTTAAAGGTTTAGCTCTTTTTCTATAATAAGGAAGAATGAATCTATTGTTATCCTTATCTATTGCCATGTTAAATACGACAGAATAGTCGGCACCTCTTTTTGTACTGGAGGCAGGGTCGACGCCTGTAAACACGTTTACAGGTCTACTCTCATCTACTTCCTCACCATTAAGGTTCGTCAGGATGAGAGTTGACAACCCTTGCTCATTTTTCTCAACGAATCCTTCGTAGTATTGAAAATCTTTTTCTTTAAATAAATTTTCTTCATCTCCAACAATCTCACATAAGTATTCTCTGTAAAATACAGAGATACGATTGATACTATCCAATTCTTTTTTCTTTTGTATTAATTTTTCAATAGGCCATACTGCTGGCCATAAAGCTTTCTTTTCAGACATATTCGGTGAGAAGGTTAAATTCTTCCAACCCTCCATATCTTTTAATGTTTCCACTAAGCATCTTTGATGCTGTGGAGTACCAATAACACAAACCTTTCCTCTCATCGGGTCTAAAGAAGGAACACCAGATTGCAGCAACCATCTCAAATTAAACTCCATGGACTCTGCTGTCTTGGTATTATTTTCATCTTCAGGGTCATCAAGGATTAAAAGAGTAGGTCGTTGATTTCCGTGTTTAATACCACGAATCTGCTGACCAGTACCTTTGCACATAATAACAGAGCCATCTTTTAACTCAATCTCCGTGTTTGTCCATTTCTTTGCTGATTGCTGCCCCCAGTATCCAAAGAAATGTCTAAACTCCTGGGAATAATCTAAAACGTCTTTGATTGTACCTAATAGCTTTGTGGCGTGACCTTGCGTACGAGACACAAGAACAATAACTTTAATACCAGGGTCGAACATCAAATGGAATAAAGGATAAACACCAGCAACAATGGAAGACTTAGCGTGTCCACGAGGAGCAATTACATTTAACTGCGTCACGTCTGGTTTTAATAATTGTTTAGAAATGTCATAATGAAATCGTGGAGACTCTTCACTAAACATATTCGGCATAACCATTCGGCCGAATAGCAACATATCTTGTTGCATATCTAATAAAATTTTATCTTTGTTCATCAATAACTTCTTTTACTACAGTAACATGTATATTCATCTCTCTTGCTACCTCTTGTAACGTAGCAATAAATAAAGCCATATTGTCATTACTTGTTGTTGATATCTTTATTGTTTTCTTCATGAACATCCTGTGTTTTAGTAGCGACAAGTTTCTTTTGCTGTTTCTCATAGTTAGCTTCAATCTGACTAGACATATCTAATTCTAGTGTTTCTGTCACTTGCTTCTGTTTTGGAGCCATATCTAAAAATATGGACAATTCTTTAGCGGCACGAATCATGTCAGCACTATTTTCTTTTACCTTTGCTACTTCGATTGCATCTTTAATAGTATCTAATACGAATCCTTCATCAATTTCACGGTCCACCAATACTTCTTTTAACTTTTCTTCAATCATTTGTTTCGCCTCTTTTGTTTTAAATAATCTTTTTGCAGCTATAGCAGGGTTTTCTTGGTCAGGCCTATATAATGTGCCTATTTTATTCATATCTGGCTGTAGACCTGCCATTTTGTAGCTTAAAAAGGCATCTACTGCTAATTCAGCCCTACTACTTTGTGCTTCTAACTCATTATAAGACTTTGTAGATACATTACATAGGTTTCCAGACATATAATGAGGTTCAAACTCTAGTGTGCTTGTTTTATGTACCCATTGTCTTCCAAATGGAAAGGTAAGGACAGTTCCTTTCTTGTAGGAACTATGTTGTAGACACTCAGAGACGTAATTATCGTCACTAACACCCCAATCAGACTCTTTGCAGTCTTTCCAGTGTTTATAGATGATACCTTCTTCATCTGCTTCTATAGCAGTATAGACAGGATATACCTTAGACTTGAACTTGTTCTTCTTCAGCTTCTTCGTTAAGTGTATCATTGTAATTTTTTTCCAAATATTTTACAAAATCTTCCTTGTCTTCTTTAAACTTAACGTATTCGTCTAATGCTTTTTCGTTCATAACGGTTGCTTGAGTGATTTTCTCTAATTGCATAGTTAAATTCATCATCACACGCATAATTTCAGCATACGTTAATTTACTTTTCGGTTTCTTCATCGTAACTCCTTTACGTAATAAATCTTCTTAAAGATTTATGTATTCTTAACGTATAGCTATCCGTATAGTATATACGAATATATACGTATATCCTTAAATGTCAATAAAAAAATAAATTAATTCCAATCTTCATCAACTTCCATCTTCAATTTCATCGTTTCCTGAACAAAAATGACCTCAAGATTAGCTAACATGAATTGCTTCAATATTGCTATATCAGGGTCTTTTGGGTCAATTGGAATAGCAATCCATTCTTCCTTTTTCGAATCCCACATTTCAAAAATTTCATCAGCTTTAAATCCTCTAATCATATCTTTCGGAAGTTTCATATATTAAAGTAAAGCCAATATTTGAAAAATACAACTAGAATGTGTGCACGTGATATATATGTATCCTACCCCATACGGATATTCGTCGCTCGGACTAATTTTCGTTGAAAATTCGTCGTTCGAGCAACGCTCCAGGCATGCTGCCCCATGCACAACGGTGTTGAGCACGGGCATGCCTGTCGCTTCGCATCCACTACGGAGAGACACTCCGTAGTGAAGCGTTGCTCTTCCTCGCTGTGTGTCAACCTCCGATTAACGTCGGTAACACACAGACGCAAAACACGAAAGCCGAGGCTTGAGCACGCTCAACCCTGTCTTGCTCACGCTACGGCGTTGCCTTGACCGCTTGAGGAACAAAGGACCGAGCAAGACAGCGTCTTTCTTTTCAACTCATCGGTGTTCTTCCCTTCGGTCATCACACGTCTTATATTTTTTTAGTCCTCGCTCCTCACATATATCCGTATGGGGGGACCCTTACCAAAAACCTTTATATTAATACCTTGCATCATACTGACTGCAAGTGTTCACATGCGATAAGCCCCAATCGCTATGGCGATTGCGATATCGCATTGTGTTCACACTTGACAAAGGAGTCAGTATGTTGCAACTATTTCGCCTTTTGATGAAAACGCCGTTTAGTTACTGGAAAGCAATTCTTGCTTGTCCAGATAACGAACCGTTGCATTTTCATCATGACGGCTGTCCTTGCTGTTGGAGGAAATCATGAGATTACCTCCAAGCAAAGTCATCAACGTGTTTTGACACGTTAATGAAAGAAATCCCCTACTATTCGTAGAGGATTTCTTTTTTTTTGCTAAAGGTTTTTGTCGCTAGATTTCTGGCTAGTGCCAAGAAAAGAACCTTCTTGTCACTATCCTTCTATCTGCTCTTCCTGTTTCGTCATCCTTACTCTTCCACTCTGCATACCGATACGCAACTTTTCTCAACGCACAGCCAGCCGTTCAAACGTTTTATCTCCCAGGGACTCCAGACAAACGGCGAATAAACACTCCGTCAATTCCCCAATCGCTGTGGCGATAGGTATTGACGGATATTCGCCCGTTTGTCATTCCGTCCAACTGGGAGATTTTTCTATGGAAAATCAAACGTTTGACGGCTGCACTTTCATCGTTTTCTCTGGCGAGAAAACAGATGACGGCAAGGCTGTTATTGCGTTGAGAACCCGTCACGCCAACAGAGTTGGCTACGGGGCAGTTGCGTATCTCAAGTCTAAAGACTCTGTGACTCAAGTAGCAAGCTACTTGCAGTCAAGAGGTCTTGACTTGTATGCAAGAGGTCAGAGTAAGTCTGGCAACTCGCTACGCTTCGGCATCCTCAACATGAAAACCAAGGCATAAATGCCTAGGTTTTCGAAGAGCAGAAATGGATAGTGCCCCCTCACGTCTTCATCAAGTGAAAAAGAACGACTCGTCGTTCGGGGGGAAGGCTCTTTTTTTTTGGCACTAGCATTTTTTTCTAATGTAGACAAATCAAAGTAATGATTTGTCCGTCTTTCTTTTTCAGAAATCTAGCGACTCTTGCATTGTATTTTTGCAGGTTTTTGGACGGGTCCCACGGATACTGTTACCAAAAAAATGCAACGGGGAAACTACCAAAAAACATATTGTTTGTATGACAGGATAAATTAGACTCAACTAGTTTTCGGAACCTGATGACCTAGGGCTCCCCAATCTCTCCGAGATTTGTTCGCTTTTTGAGTTCCGAAAACCAGTTGATAGCGGTAAGTATGGTATGTTGAAAAGATTTGCAGGGGTTACTAGCGTAACCTCTGCTCAAAATTGGAATGAATGGCGAAAGTCCCAATACAATACCCAGGGGAAGCGTTCTGGGCATTCCATTAGTAGTATATATGACCTATTACCATTGACGCGCAATAACAGATAGGATTAACATGGGCTGTTGATAGGTCATATATATGTAAAGAATTTTTGTAAAGAATTTTAAGTTATTAATATGCAGTTAATACCTTAAAATGGTTTTAAACATTGTGAAAGAGGCTAGATAAGCCCTCTACAATGAGTTGTATAGTCCGATAGGACCTTGGGCGTATCAAATGATACGGATAAGCCAGCCAATAATGCTGGAATACAATGTTGTTTGAGTAACAAAGATAGGAGTTTATCCTACTTATATGCATAGTCAAAATGGTCAATTACTTGGAGCCATTCTATGCCATATTTATCTGCTCAATGAATAGGTAGTCAGAGATGACATATCATGCCTATTTGAGAGTGCTCTGGTAAGAGTATAAATATGTAAGTAAACGTGTCTTCAGAGAAGATGACGTAAAATCTAACAAACATGAGAGTGATACCAAAACCTCTCTAAAACCACTTATATGAGGGAACTTACGTTCCCTTATATATTTTTTTTGACAATATGTTTTTTTTGTAGTTTCAGATACATTATTGTCATATAACTTGTGTTACTTGTCTGTAAAATAACCTAAAACTTGTTCGGAATAACCTCCCCAATCTCTCCGAGATTGTTTCAGCAATTTCCTTTTAGAGCAAAGACTTAAGAGAGATAATGTCATACGAGAATTCGTAGGTGTAATAGAGCATAGAATTATGTTCAATAATGTTTCAACATTAAATATTGCTTCCCAAGTGACAAGGCCAATTATCTCTCTTTAGAATTTTAAATCCCCAATCCTAACGGATTGTTTATTTATAAGGAGGAATCATCATGAGGTGTCCAATTATATATAAGGACGATTTAGTCAAGTATGTGCATGGATTAAATAAATCCGTGCCTATATCAAATATACGTAAAATGTCCAAAAAACAATTATATGCTATTTGGTATAATCAGAATAATGTATAATTATGTAGTATTTTTAATATAATATTAATATATTACATATAACAAAAAGGAGAGTAAATAATGAAATATAATATATATATAGCATTACTATTTGTATTTTTAATTATTTATACAGGTTGTATAGTTGCAAATAAACCTGTAAAAATAGCGGAAAATACTACGTCGGCTTATACACCTGAAAAGGTTTTAGAGGCTGAAATACCAGAAACTCCTGAATTATCAGCAGAAGAAAAGGCTACAGTTCAGGAAGATATTAAGTTGGATAGACAAGAAATTGAACAAGAACTTGATATTGAAAAAAAGTCAGTTGAACAGATGAGAGATGACGTTCATGAAATATTAGATGAAATAATTGAGGCTGATAGCACAGTTCAAGTAACATTTAATATGACTTACACTATGCAAGATTAGTGATTTGGCTAGAGTATAGTTCCTATAATAATAGGCACTATCCATGCTCTGGAATTATGTTCTAGCCAATTATGCACTAACCTCCCCAATCTCTCCGAGATTGTTAACGTTAATTAATTGGAGCAAATAAAAATGAAAAAAGAAATGATAGAATTAAAAGTCAAAATGAGATTTCTTATGTTTTTAATAAAGCAGAGAAAGAAATCTCGTCAAATTGATTCAATACGTAAAATGAGTTTTAAAGAATTGAATGTATATTTGGAAAAAACTCATGCTTTGTTAAAGTATAGAATACCTGAAATAAATAATTTGTATTCGTATGCTTATAACAGAAAGATTGCAATGAAGAGAAATTATCTTAATATGAAAGATATTGAGCCTTCATTCTATCGCACTTGGAGATAGTAATAGATTAAGATATGTTGCTCCAAGATGGGCAATCAACGGATAACTTATGTAATCTGTTGGTTGCTCTTGCAACATTAATAAAAAGGAAAATAACATGAATAATAAAGAATATAAAAAGTTGATAGAATTTATAGATGATAAACTTGAAGACGCACAATCAAATGCAGTATGGTTTTGGTTGCAAGGAATATACAAAGTAGAACCATATATAGGAGAAGATGGAACTATTGATGAAATAACTATGCAAGGCGAGTTTAATGAAGAGATAGATATTGTTAAAGAATGGATTAAAGAATGGAAGGAAGCAAATAATGATAATAATTGACGACACAAACACTTGCAAAAAGTGTGGTGCGTATTATGTAGATAATAACTATTGTGTCAATGGACATTACATAGACGCACTTGAAAAAGCAATTATACTATTAAATGATAATAAAGATATCACAGATGAATGCGATGGTATAATTGTTTCCAATGAACCTGAAATAGCAGAAACACTATTTGATATAGTAAAGGAGATGAAAAATGATTGAAATGCCGTCAAATAAAGAACTATGTGAACAATTTAACTTAACAAAAGCAGAGTTAAGGCTTACTAGGTTAAACAAAGGTTATCATATTAAAATAATACAAGGGAGTAAAAAGAATATTGAAAAATATCCTGATATTCCATTAGGTAGTAATACGCCTATAGAAGTATTAGATGATAATAAAAAACCTGTGTATTTAGGCTTGCCTTTGGTAAAGAAAGGCGAGCTATGAATTACATGGATAAGATATTAGAAAAGATAAAGATTAGTAAATACAATAAAATGCATGATTCTTCAGTAAATAATACAAATATGGAGCAAGTTAAAACATTTATAAATGTAAGAACTGAAGAAATGGATAGAGAAGATATTTTAGAAGAACTAGCATACTATGTATATATGTCATGGGAAAATAATGATAAGCAAATGAAAGATGACCTAGAGTATATAGATGCTATAAATAAAGAAAAGAGCAATAATGAGTAAAAAGAAAAAAGACAGTATACCTGACGAATTAAAAGAAAGTTATTGGGATAACCCCGTTTATCCAGGCTCTAAAAGTCCAGATAGATTGTTAAAAAATAATCCTGATAAAAAGGGTTATATGCGTTCTAATTATCAAGAGGGAGTTGGAGAGAAATTCAATGAGCCTCTTGATAAGTATTGGAACACTGTTAAAAACAGAGATAGTAAACATAAAGCAAATAACAATAGAAATTTTGCTTTTAGCAATACAGAAAGAGCAAGAAATAGATTAGATGCAAGAAAGGCTGGATTAGAACAGGAATATCCAGCAGGTTGCAATCTTACTAAAAAAGATATATTTGAAGAATACCCAGATGCGACAATAATATGTTCTAGTTGTAATTTTATGCTTAAAGGCGATACACCTACAATATATATTGATTGCATACAATGTGAAAATAATGAATATGAAATTAAAACTATGCAAAAGCATGAAAGGAATAAGTAATGGGTTATATTATTGAAAGAAATGAAGATAGTCCTTCTGGTGCTAAAGTAATACATTTTGAAATATTAATGAAAGATGATAATGGTGGAGAACAACCTCGCTATTATAATATAGAATTAATGACAGATGTATTCATGAGAGCAATGGAAGAACTTCAAGAAGATGATGAAGCAATAACTGAAGCTTGGAATGAAAAGCAACAGAAATACGCAGAAGATAATATGTAATTATAATATTATTTAGCCTTTCCATAACAAAAAGCGAATGGGGAATCTGGTAAGAGATTATCGGACATGGAAAGGCATCTTTCCCCCAATCCTAACGGATTGTCGTGTCAATTAAAAAAAAAGGAGAATAGAATAATGCATGATACAGTAGCAATAAGTAAAGAAGAGTTTAGAGCATTTGAATGTGTTCGTCAAGATGGACAGCATAATATGTATAGTCCACATGCTAGAGCAGAAGCAGGTTTAGATAAAGATACCTGGATATTCATAATGAAAAACTATGACGAATTAGTAGAACGTTATGGTGATTTAAACAATGGAGATAACTAATGGGTTTAGACCAATATGCAGGAACAATGCGTGAAGAAACATATGAGTGGGAATCACCAGATGGTGAAAAGAAAGTAGATAAATGGCAGCAAGCAGGTCCATTTCAGTGGCGTAAACATGCTAGATTACAAGAGTTCATGAATACTCTATATATGGAGAAAAATGAGATAAAATCTGGCAAATGGGAATCAACAACTGACGATTCTGGTAAAACATGGACCAATCCTATATCCTGGACTGATATGGAATTAAATTGGGAAGATATAGATAGATTAGAAAAGGCTGTAAAAGACGGATATCATGATTACTTTTGTGATGGAGGATTCTTCTGGGGGCATCAGTTCCAGGAAGAATCTGTTGCAGAAGAAAAGGAAAAAGATATGGAATTCGTAGAATTTGCCAGAGAAGCACTAGAAGATGGAGAAAAAGTATTCTATTCTTGTAGTTGGTAGTAATTGAGTATGTAAGACGACTATAGTTGCATTACTAAATCAGAATAGAGGTAATTTAGTTAGGTTCCTAAGTAGCTACTAACGATACTAACAGCATAGGAGTATCCCATACAGATTACCTCAGTTCTGAATAATAAATTAAATATTGATTACCTAGCCCGAGTAGTAATCGGCTACCCTATCCGTAGGTTCATGAGGTAATCAAAATTATGGTGTTTGTATTACTGAATATTTTCCGATATAAAAGTAAACTAACAACGTAACAATAACTGGTCCAGAAAGGTATTAGGATAAATGCCGATTTAGATGGAATATGTGAGTTACAAGCTAGTATGATACAAGCACCATAATAAATTAAAAGGAGAATAAAATGGGAAGATATTACAATGGAGATATAGAAGGAAAGTTCTGGTTTGCAGTTCAATCATCATGTGATGGTGAATACTTTGGAATGGAACAAGAAGAACATACACATATACCTTACTATTCTGATGATTTAGAATTAGCAGAAGAAGGTATAAAACAATGTAAAAAAGAGTTACGTGGATACTTAACGAAGATGGATAAATTCTTTAATTCAGTTGATTCATATAATGATACAACATTAGCAGAAGCATTGGATTTAGAAGGTGAAAAATACGATGCAAAAAGAAGACATCTAATGGTTTGGTATGCTAGATTAAGGCTTGGAAAGCAAATAGCATCTTGTATTAAGGATACAGGTTCATGCTGGTATGAAGCAGAATTATAAGGTTTCCTACTGAAAAGAAAATAGGGCGTATATCATATTATTCATTTACCCGTCTAATATCAGTTAGTCAAAGATACGCCCTGTTTTTTAAATATTATATAAACGATAAAAAGGAGAAATACAATGGATGAAAGTAAAGAAATAGGTGGAAAGATAAACAGTAGAACATATGAAAAATTATTATTAAATAATCCTAATATAAAACTACTTGAAAAATGTTTAGTCCCTGGATGTAAAGACGCTGAACAAGTAAAAGGATTATGTCCTAAACATTACCAACATGCAAGAAGATTGGTAAACAAAGATGAAACTACATGGGTTAAACTGTATAAAAAAGGAAAAGCAAAGAGAAAGAAGTCAGCAACTACAGATTGGTTTCTTGAAGGTTAGCATTAACCCCCCCAATCTCTCCGAGATTGTTTGGTTAAATTAATAAAGGAGATTAAATGAGTAAATCAGAAAAAGCGTTTGAAATACAAGAGAAGATAGGAAAGTTAATAGAAAAGCTAGATAAACTAGGTTTTGAATTTATGTTTTACAATCATCAGTCTTCTATAAGGAGAAAAAGATGAAAATAAAAGCTAATGTAGAAACAGATTTAGAATATGCAGATAGAGTTTCTAAAGAAGATAAAACCTGGAGTATAGAACACGAAGGTCCATTAAATAAAAACAATATTGTCTTTAAAACAGGATTAGTAAACAAGCCTAAAGATATGGATGATATGTGGGTATGTGATTATTGTGGTTCAGAAGAAGTATCTCAAGGTGCATGGGTTGACCTTAATACAGAAATTTTGGTAGACTTTATGGAAAATAGTAGTTTTTGGTGTGATACTTGTGAAGAAGAAACAGAACCAATGACATACTTTGATTTCAAAGAAAAGATTGCTGAAGAATGCGGAGGCAATAAAGATGAATATGATAAAATAATGGATGGGAGTAGAATGTAATGAGAAAAAACGTAGTAAATATAAAGTTAGATTACAAACCTAAAATAAGAAAAATAGATGCAGAAATATGTTTAAGTATATATTATTCTTTTGATGAAGAAATAGGATATACTCTAGATACAGATAGCATAAGAAAAGAGTTTGAAGAACAGTTGGATGAGATAGAAGACGATATTTCAAACTTAAATCACGAAAGAGATGAACATTTAAGAACTAAACATGCAGAGGGTTAAATGTTAAATAAAGTAACAGATAAAGAATGTAAAGAGGCTATTCATTATTTTTGGGTAATGAATTTATTAGACAATGGTATGAAATCTGATGAAAGATACTATTGTGAAATTCTGCTAAAAAGAGTAGCAAATACATTAAAAATAAAGCTAGAGGAGGAATAGAACGTGATAGAATTTTTAATTAAATTTATGACGTATCTATTCACTCTAATAGGAATAAAGGAAGAAGAATGAGTTTAAAGAAAGAATACGAAACTAATTTTGACAAGATATATAATGTCTTGGAAGAATGGTATACTCCAGAACAGATAGATAAGATTTGGGAATATCTTAAGGAGTTTGATAAAAAGACTAACATGGTTTCTTATTGCGAAGAATGTGGTGATGAAATAGGCGGCTTCTTCCTTTGCGATGAATGTGAAGATGAAATGTTCCCTTCATTTTCTGAAAAGGAGGAAAAATGAGTTATAGTTACCATGAAGATGATTTTAAAGCAATAATTGCAAGAAATAATCATCCAGAAATTGGAACAAAGAGATATAGAGAAATGGAAAAAGAATGCCTGAAAATGAATGGAAGAGGATGGTGGTTGCTATCTGGAGTTTCATTAAGAAATACATTGGACGACCCTTGGATTAAAAGGTTTATTAAAGGAGAATCTGATGAGCAAGAATAAGCAAATAACAATACTAGAATCTATGCTAGAAAATATAGAAAAAGATATAAATAAGACTTTAAAATTAAAATCTACTTATTTCAACGACGCTATAGCTGTTGAATTAATAGGATTTTATGCAAAGACAATGGAGAAATATTTAAACCTAATTGATGAATAAAATCAATTGGGTTTAACTCCCCAATCTCTCCGAGATTGTTCGTTTGAATCAATTAATAATAAAGGAGCGTTAAAATGAATAATGCACTAAAAATAAAGATAGATAGAGCTGCATATTTTATATATGAAGCAATGAAAAATAGATATAGCTTTGATGGTCAGCACAATGATATGAATAGACTAGGAAGAATGTATACCATGTATAAAGCATTAGGTAAACATATTAGTGAATATGGAGTATCATTTAAAAGTCCTAAAAGGATAATGGAAATGTTCGTAGCTTTGGAAAACAGTTCAAAGCATAGAATAGTGACAAGACTATACAGAGATAATCTGGTTAAGATAGACTGTAATGCAGAAGTTGAATGGGACTATACTGAAATAGAAACATATGACACTGAAATGCATGTTGAAAATGTTAATTCCATAGACCTGGAACATGACTATTTAGAGGTAGAAACAGATGATATATCTGATGAAGCTGATGAAGAGGTCAGAAATATAGGTTGGAGCATACATAGCATAGATGGAAGAATATCATGGGATAGCATGGATTCTGCATTAGTTAGACCTTCAGATGATGGTATTGTAATGTATTTGGAACAAAATCCAGATTATGAACAATGGGAATCTGAAGATATAGACCAATTTGTTGGAAACTTTATTAGTAATAATGAAATAAAGGAAGAAGACGATAATGAGAATGCTGTAAATATGTTTAAGGACATATTGAAAGAATATCAGAAAGAAGAGTTAGATGCTTTGGTCGAAAAAAGTAAGGAGTATAAAGATGGAAAAGAATAGTATAACCTATGAAGCTTGTGATACTGGTGAAACGATTACAACTGAAAAGAAATATACTAAATTGCCTTACAAGTTAGACGAGATTACTATTGGTTCTACCAGTGAAAAGATAGTTAATCCGTTTTCTGGCGAAAGTTACGAATTAGATGCCGTGGAAGAGGCTGTATATTCTGTTATTAAGGGAGCCGAATGGTCCCTTAATATGGATAGCAGTCCTGTTCCGAATAGTCTAGCACAAACTATGTTCCAAGATGGAATGGATTGGTTTCGTATTAATAATGCGAGAGCATACATGACATTATTGGATTAAGAGGCGAACAAAAAGTGAAGGGAATTATTGCAATTCCCTTTGCTTCTTTGGAATATAATGTTATATTAAAAGTGATTTAATTGAAATAAAATAAAGGAAAAATAAAATATGTCAATAAAAATACATGGAAAAGATTATGTCTTGGTTAACGAAAGACTTGAGCTTTTCTTATCAGAAAATCCTTCAGCAACTGTTTCTACAAAAATTCATAGCATATCACCTATAGTTGATTCATCAACTGGAGATAATTGTAACGAATATGTAGTAACAGCTAAAATCATTGCAAATCCTTTGGAATGTCCAGAGGTATATTACATTGGTCATGCTGCAGAAAGAGATAATAACGGATTCATTAACAAAACATCTGCATTAGAAAATGCAGAAACATCAGCAGTAGGTAGAGCACTTGCCTTTGCAGGATACGGTAGTGAAGAATCTATTGCAAGTGCAGAAGAAGTAGTAAATGCTACTAATAAACAGAAAACAATTAATCCTACTGTTACGCAGTTGGATAAATTGGACAGAAGTATGAATGATTGCTATAAACAATTATTAATTACTGAAGATGATAAGTTAAGATATAGAAATAGACGTAGTGCTGGAATGACTAAAAATCAAGTAGAGGCTAGTCAAAAATATTTTGACGAATTAATCGCAAAGAATAATACCAAAAAGAAGGAGTCTAAATAATGGCTATACATGGAACTAAAATAAAAGAAGCAGGAAGTGGTGGAATGAGAAACTACTTTGTAAATCTATGTACAATAGATAATGCTGAACAAACTGAATCACAATATACTGATGCTAGTGTTAAACTATCATTAGTAGGAAAAGATAACGGATATAACTACACATGTTTTATCAATCAAAATTTTGAGAAAGATATGAGTGGAGTTGTTACTGGATTAAAATTTCCAGAAGACTTAAATACGTTATACTTGGCTACTAAAGTTGATTTAGATGTGTCAGATGCTGGAGTAGTAAATGTAGACAAATTAAAAGGCAAAGAAGTTGCTATAATTAATTATATGTCTACTGGAAAATACAAACGTAATACTTGGAGTGTTGTTTCTTCATGGGACGATACAGAAGAATTAGAAAGTAAATTCTTGCAACAAGTAGCTAAAGGTTATCCACGTGACTTTAATAATGCAAAGACTGCACCTACAAGTGCACCTGCTGCAACATTAGTCAATGATACTGTAAGTTCTGACGACTTACCCTTCTAATGACTGCCAAAAAGATAGTCTTACAATGGATAGACAATCGTTTTAAAAGTAATCCTTTGTTCTATAGCTTTGATTTTGAAAGCTCGATAGCAACATACGGAAAACTTGTTCATTTAAAAACACATAGCCCTAGTACATACTCTAGGGCTTTTAGAACGATTAGGTCTAATAACGATTTGGAAAGACGTGGTTTAGAGTTAGAAGAAATTAAAAGTGAAAAGGTAAGTAAAGGTTGGATAATAAAGAAACTATAATAGAAATAGTTGAAGGAAACATTGCAAATAGAAATAAAATTTGCAGTTTAGAAGACTATTACAAGAAAGAGAAAGATAATGCATGGAAAGATGAAATGTATCGTTCTTATTACTCGTTTGATGAAACGTTTTACGATTACGTAAATACTAAAAAAACAGTAAAAGGATTTGACGGTCTTTGCTATGTAGATAAACTCATTATAGATATTGATAAAGGAACTATAGAAGATAGTAACTTTCAAGGATATACTATTAGTTGTATTGATGAACTAATAGAAAAAGGTGTTTATAATGATGATATAAACGTATGGTTTAGTGGCACTGGTTATCACATAGAACTATTAAACGTATTTGGATTTCAACCAAGTAAAAATGTTTATGAAAAAGTAAAATCTACTTTAAAAGAACATTTTGACTTTGGAGATACAATATACGATAAAACACGAATTATACGTTCCAATTGGAGTTTGAATAGAAAGAAAAATCTATACAAAGTCTGGATTCCGTTAGAAGAAATGTATAGTATATCTTATGATAAGGTAAGAGAAATTGCTTCATCAAAAGAAAACTATCTAAAATATATCAAAGAAAGCGATATAAGCTTTGATAGTATTCATTCTACGGAACAACAAACAGATGCATATTTACAAAGCATGATTGTTGCGTCTCCTACAATAGTACCAAATGGTAATACGAAGAAAGGTGATGTAACGTCTGTTGTGTCTTGTATGCAACATGTCTTTAACGAAGGTCCAGTAAAAGGCTCTAGAAATATGAAAATCATGAGAATGGCTAGTTCATATAAGAGAGCTGGAATACCATATCTAGTTACATTAAATGGAATGAAAACTTGGAGTAATGGAGCTATCAATGAAGATGAAATAGTAAGGTCTGTAACTAATGTTTACGATGAGAATTATCAATACGGATGTAATGATACTATCATGAGTGAATATTGCGACCCTAAATGTATACACTTTCAAAGGAAAGATTATACATTAGATATTAGAGACGTAATTCAAATGCAAAACAACTTAAAAGATATGATACTAAAAGACATGTCTAAAAAGTCTGTTAATTTAGCAGATATATGGAATGTTAATCCATTCGTTATAAATCCTGGAGAACTAGTTGTTTTCTCTGGAGATACTGGTATGGGTAAAACTGCATTTGTACAAAACATTATCACTAAATGTAAAAAGGATACATTGTTTCTATCGTTAGAGATGGATGAAACTTTAATATTTAGAAGATTTATTCAAGTTGCTGCTCACAAAGACAAAGAATGGGTTTATGAACAATTCAGAAATAACCCAGATGTTGACTTTGAAGAAGCATTGAAACATATCAAGATAATGACTATTGCACCTACTTTAGATGCTATAAAGAAAGTAGTAGCACAGAACGAGCCTAATATATTAGTAGTTGATACTACTGATGAATTACAAGTTACTGGAAACAAAGGCGTAATAGAAGAACAGAATGCTATTATTGATACATTGAAGCAAATTGCTCAAAAGAATCATACGATAGTATTTGCAATTCATCATGTTAATAAGATGAGTGCTTCTAACAATCACATTAGTTTACACTCTTTGAAGGGGTCTTCTAATGTTGTTCAGAAAGCAGACAAAGTGATTCTTATTAGAGGTGAAGAATCTGAAAGACACAGAGTAATACAATCTGCAAAGTCTAGAGATGAAGATAAATTGGAACTCGTATGTCAGTTTAATTACGAAACTATGACGTTTGAACAAACAATAATGGAGATGATATGAAATGGATAAATATAGAAACTGTCCAGCATGACACCATCACTATGCAGAAAATAACATTACTGCAATTAATAAGTGCTAGTGTTTGCTATCAAGATAACGAAGGAACACATCTTTCCTTTGCATTTGGAATTGGACCAATAGAATTTGATTGGACAATTAGAATATGGACTCATGGGTTTAATTAGATGACACACAAAAATAAAATACGTGGTAACAATCTTGAAAGAGAATGTGTTAATATCGCAAAAGGTGAGGGGCTCTCTGCAGAGAGAGCCTACGCCTCTAACGGTTTATCACTAGGTAAATCTGAACAAGTAGATTGTGTAGTAGAAGGATATGCGATTCAAGCTAAAAGAAAAAAGAAAGTCGCACAATGGTTATATCCTAAATACCATGCAGACGATGTAGATGTAGTCGTAACTCGCATGGATAGAAAAGAAGCTTTAGCAATAATACCATATGATGAATGGATTAGGTTAATAAAAATAGAAAAGGAAAATTCTAATGAAAATAAGTAGAAAAGAAATAGATGCTATTATGTCTCTTGCTAAAAAAATAATAGAGCATGATAATAATAAGGAGAAAAAAGTATTAAGGAGCATGGAAGATGGCTACGATATAGATGAATTGTCAAACGACAAAACAGAAGAAATTAATCTTCGTGGAGGTCGTGCGAACTGTGAGGAGTGCAATGACTAAAAAAGATGAGAAAAAAAGTAAAGAAACAAAACGTGAATTAGATTTATTTAATCCAGCTGAAGTTTTAATAATTAGGTCAGCTTTATTAAACTACAGAAAAGCTCCATTTGTTTCTGATATGGAAAATGAAATAATAGGAGAATTGTTAAAAAGATTAGTGGAAGATTTTAATTTATAATATTTATTCCCCTTCAAAATGCGGTGTAAGGAACCGAGTGGTTAAGTCCACATTACCTTTATAGTAAATGGTTATCGCTAAAGAGATAGGTTCTGCACATATAAGCTATCGTATTGCTAATTGGTTGGCACTAAATTAGACAAACGAAGGGGAATAAAAAAATAAGGAGAAATATGGAAAATAATGAAAAAATACTGGAATTGATTAAAGAGAGATTGGATGTTGGAGCTAAAAGTTATGGAGAACAAGTTCCTATTGATGGTTCTAGGGATAATTTGAATGAAACTTTAGAAGAATTGTTGGATTGTGTTGTTTATTTGTCTGCTGTTGTTTTAGAGGTTCATGGGAAATATAAGGAGAAGAAATGAGTAAAGAAGAAGCTGGAATTTATATAAAAGAACAAGGAGAAGTTCAGATTATACATAATTCACATGGTGTTTTTTATTTACATCTACTACAAACAAAGCAAGATGAAGATGGAATCAATATAATAGATGAAGATGGTGTAATACAGACTTGTAGATTCAATGTTAGAAAATTGAATGAAAAAATAAGGAAAAAGCACAATGAAACACAACAATGATTTTAGATTTGATTTAGAATTTGGAAAACAAGGAGAATCTATGTTACATAAAATGCTTTCAAATGAAGAAGGATTTAATGTAGAGGTAAAAAGAGATAGGCAAGCATACAAAACAAACAACTTATATTTTGAATACCAATCTAGAGGTAAACCATCTGGACTGGCTACAACTGAAGCTAAATATTATGCTTATTTCGTTACAGATACTTTTTGTTTCATAATAAGCGTTATGGAATTAAAAATGAAATTAAAGAGATTGGTAAAAGAAGATAAAGCTATTGGTAATATGCCTGGAGGAGATAAAAATACATCTCTAGGCGTATTAGTAAGTATAGATAACTTTTTAAAGGAGTAATATGAAACCACTAAGAGATGAGATTATTGTAAAGAGAGATGCCAATGAAGAAAAAACAAAATCTGGTATTATCTTACAAGGCAATGATGATAATATAAAAACGACTGGAACAGTAATAGAAATAGGACCAGAGGTTAAAGAGCTAAAAAAGAAAGATAGAATTCTTTTTCACTCCCAACAGTATATTGTTCAAATGGTAGAAGGCAAAGAAATGATTTTTATGCCAGAAGGTTCTGTCCTAGCAATATTGGAGAAATAATGTATAGAAAATGGTGTTATGAGCAAAAAAAGAAAAGGCTGCAACAAGACATGTTAGATAATAATTTGATTTTACGAGAGCATTTAAAAATACAAGAGCTTATTGCTGCCTTTTCCTTAAAAAATGAAGAAATCATAAAAAAAGCTGAAATCAAAGAAAAAAGGCTTACGAGAAGGTACCTAGAATCCATTTAAATTTTTTATTGGATATAAGTATCGCCTATTTTATTACTTAATTGTTAAAATACCAAAATGGGCTTTATTGGTCAGATTGCTCTTCTTGAGGGTTATTTGCATCAATTTGAGCCCTTCTTAAGCTATGAATCTTATGTAATGGTATTCCAGTCATAAAGTCTACTGCCATAGCTGGTGAATCAATAGTTCTTTTAACGTCTCTAATCATTCTACCGAAAGGTAAATAACTATATCCATAGAATTGTTTCATTTTATCAAAATCTCCACTTAATATTGCACTTGTAGGTGCAAGCACTGTACGAGCAATAGGTGGCGTAACAATAGATAATGGAGCTAAAGCTGGATGCGGCCATTGACTAAAGAACGCACGTTCTCTATCTTTTTCATCTCCAAACAACCATTGTGCAGTATCTTGTGCCCATGACATAGGTGGAGATAAAGCATATTCAAATATACTTGCTGTAAATATATAAGATAATGCCATTGACATCATATCCATTGTAAATTGTCTTCTGCCTTTTTCTGTAGCGTAAACATCTCTTTCCCATCCTGCTGCCTTTGCAACTTTATATATACCTTCTTTTGGTCCAAATCTTCTTCTTACACTATTCCAAGCATAAGGATGGAATCTTGTCATAACACGACCCATAGAGGTTTGAGAGTAATTAGAACGATGAGCAGCATGATACATGAATTGTGATGCTTCTACACCTTTAATAGCTCTTTGAACCAATTCTGGAGAGTTCCATTCTATAAAATCTAATGGAGAATGTTCCATTCCAGTTTTTAATAGTTCTCTAGCATTCAAATAATGAGCTAGGAATGAACGAGTACGTAATTGATATTCAGACCATGACATAAACGAAGCACCAGCTTTGAACACTCCTTGCCCTATACCACGTTCTCTTCTAACTTCAAGTAATGTCATATCCATAGCCTTATGCCATTCAGCTTTGTTCATTGAACCTATTTTACCTTTATTTTTTGAGAAGAATTTATGAGCAACTTCAGTTGCAAACGTTTTAGCTTTACCTTTACGTAAAGCTCTATCTAATCCAATCTCTGTTATGAACATACCTTCTAATGCACCAGTACTTTCAATCCAGTCTAATATATCTTCATAGTTTTTAATAGTTTTCTCTACCTTATTTCCTTTAGAATCAATACCTTCAAATCTTTTATTCTTCATACCTACTTGATTTAGCAGATAATCTTCTCCACCAAATTTAGTAGCACGATATATATTCATAGCACCTACATCTGCATATAAATTTTGACCACCACCCAAGAAATTGGTAATAGTTGTTTTAGGGTGAGATAATAATGAAATAAGCTCAAATTTAGCTTCCCAGGCACTAAATGCTTGTAATTTTTTAGATAATAGCAATCGTCTATTTCTTAAGTTGCTCGTAGGTATATCTTTAGTAAACCAAGGCTTAAATCCTGTCATATCTTCAAAACGCATTGCCATACCTGTCCAAGCTTCATCACTTACCAAGGTATAAGCCAATTTAAATTTACCTATCTTATCTATATTTTTAGGGTCTGCTAATTCCTTAGCGTTTTTCATTCTAAGCTTATGCAATTCTTTTTCTACTCTTTGTTTATTTTTAGGATACTTATTTTCTATAATACGTCTGTCTATTCTATCTGGTTCTATATGGTCAGCTACATCCTGAAGAAATCTTTTTTGATGCCCTTGAAGCACCTTCCAGTTATTATTAACTGCATTTCTATCTAAATCATTTTCAATAAACTTACCCAAAAGCTCTACTTCACCCTTTTTAATACCATGGAGGTCTAAACTTCTCAAGGAAGCATATCCTAACATATTTGAGGCAGCATCTTTAATATAAGAACTCCAATTGTCAGTAAATTCTCCAAAAGGTCTAGTCTTATCAAAGTGTTTTATATGAGTATTCATTCTAAATCCAGCGTTTATATCAAAGAAGTTTTTAGATATAGCTCCAGAATAGCTTTCAATAGCTTTTAAATCTGTTTTCCAGAAAGGAAGGAATGCCTCTGACCTACTCTTTAAATTTCCTGCAGTATAATCTCCAGCAAAACTTTTCTTTCTTGACCTTAAAAGTTCAGTAACGGAATTATAGTTATCCAAGCTTTCATTGAAAATAGAAGAACCCTGACGCATTTCTAGTTCTTCTTTAACTCTAAGCTTATAATCCATTCTAGCTTCCTGTAATGTAATCTGACCATTAAAATACTTATCTCTTAAGTCTGCTGGTAGTTCTTTTGCTGGTATTTTTCCAGCTATCTCAATAATTTCATTCATCCATTCAGCCAGCTTTTCTCTTTTAGCTTTTGTTTCAAAGTGACCTAATTGAGGAAAGTAATTACTGGACCTACCATCTTTACCTACAAATTGCCCAACTTTATGAACCCCTAATGGATTATTCTTTTTATATTCTTTAATAAATGACTGTATTTCCTTATCTGAAGCATTTTTCTTAAGCTGTCTTTGGGCTGCATCCTTCATTTCTAAATGGTATTTAAAATATAAGACATCATTTATGGAAGGTAAACTATCTACAGTTTTTTGAGTTGTTTCTGTTATAAATTCAATACCTCTATATAACGAATCAACTTTCTTCTCACTTATAAAGCCATCTTTATTTAAAAACATTTCATTTAACGATAGAACCCATTTACTATCTTTGTTTTCTTTGATATCATAGGCATTATTCACATATTCGTTTTCAAACCCGTTTTTTTGTAAAATAACCTTAAAAGGATTCGTCTTATCCGTAACCTTACTCTGAACTAATCTTGTATTTATATCGGTCAAATATTCAGTAATAGTATTATCTATCATCTTTTTAAATTCTTTAAGAGTAACTGTTTTATCTGCACCATTTTTACCTATACCAACTAAATGATACTTTTTATCTCCCAAGTCCTTTAAGTTTTGTTGACTGATTTCATATTGTTGCTCAACATACTCTTTTGATTTTCCTTCCATTATCTTTTTCAGATAAGTTCTATTAGAGCTTGTTCTTTTTCTACGCCTACTGTTGGTTTTAATTCTTTTAGTTTTTTCCCAGGTTACAGCATCAAAAATGATTTCAAAGTCTTTCATAACTTCAGGGTCGTCTGTGTCAATATAGTCAAATAAACCTTTCAATCTTTTTTCCATATACTCATTGTAGGCAGAACTAATTCTATGGAAAGAGTCTGCAGTTTGTCTTACCATTTCTAACGTACTTGTAGGAACTTCCAGTGAGTATGTTTTCAACTTACCATCATCACCAATTAACTTAGCATCTGGCATGAATTGCATCTTTTTCTCAAATGGTATTAAATCTTCTGCCACTCTTTTAAATAAAGATAAGTTTGACCAATTCCCTAATTTTGGAGGAACTTTTTTCAATTCTAATACATGCATTTCTTTACCATTATTGATATAGTCTTTTTCTTGCTTATATTTCAATATAGGATTACCGTCTTTGTCAATTTCCCATCCTTCTGATTTAATAATATCTGATAAGTCTTTTTTATCAAACTTACCTAAGCCCCTATCTATTACATTGTAATAATCTTTTCCAATCTTTACTATTATTTCTGATTTTCCAGGTTCAAACCAATGTTCCTTCATCCATTCTGCAGTTCTTATAGTTGTAGTTTTTAATCCTTCAGAAACCTTTTCTCTGTTTTTAGTATCAAAACCGTCTTTTTTACCTCCAAACTGTATACGAGCATCTTCTCTTTTAACTATATTAAGAAGACCTTCTACTTTTCTTACTATATTTCCTCTATCAAAATATCTCATATTAAGATAATCGTTAAACATTGCTAAATCATTTGTTGTCATATTACCAAAAGACTGTCTAAAACCTTTAAATGCTTCCATAGCAGAACCAAATTCAACCTCTAATACCTCAGATAACTCTGGATTAGCTCTTACAAATTTAGACAATCTAAGTAATTCTTTTTCACCTCTAGTTGTAACAACTGTGAATCCAAACTTCTTGATAAGTTCTTGCATACGATATTCTTTGAATTTTGGAAACTCTGGAGTTTGTCCTTTCTTTGGTTTTTTAGGAGTACCAGGGAGTTCTTCTTTTTCTGGTTTAGTAGTTTCTTCTTTTTCTGGTTTAGTAGTTTCTTCTTTAACTTTCTCTGGCTTAACAGACTCTTCTTTAATCTTCTCTGGCTTAGAAACGTCTTCTTTAACAATTTCTTCTACAACAATCTTATCTAGAACTTCTTCTTCAACTTCAATAGCTTTTTTCTCAGGAGTGTTTCGTTTTTTCTCTCTAGCTGGTTTTTTAGCTTCTTCAACTATTTGTTCAATAGCTTCAACTCTGTTTAAACTTTTAGCTATTCCTGGAAGCTCTTTAGAGGATGTGGTTAAATCCATTGCGTTTGCTCTATCTAATACATTCTGTAAAAATCCAAAATATTCTTTTCTATTCTTATGGCTAACAACACTACTTTTCATTAAATGGTCAACACGAGGTCTCATTTTATTTATAACTTTTCCTCTCATAGTATAAAGCTGCGACAAAGTTAAGTCAGGAGAAGGTTGAGGGTCGGCGCCTTCTTCTTTTACCCAGTCTAATTCTCTATATTTATCAAGACCTTTAACCTTTCCTTCATACCCCGCTCCCTCATTTAGAATAGTTTCATTTATAACTTTATTTATAGTATTCAATTCAGCAATATGTTTTTCTTGTTTAGCCTTAAGAGCTTGATTGTTTCCTCTTTGTAATATAGGATTTGTCATCATCCACGCATCATAAACTCCCTCTGCTAGCTTCCCTGGTTCACTATCTCTTTCCCATCCTAGATGTTTTTTAAAGTTAGAAAGCCATTTGTTTTTAGATAAAGCAAATAACTGCTGTATATCAACACTGTCAGGTTGATTGTTTAGAACTTTATCAGCAGAAGATTTATTACTAAAACCTTCTTTTTGAACCCTATCTGCTCTTTCTTGAGAGTCTTGCTTTATAGAAAAAGTTTCTTTCATCACTTGTCTAATCATTTTATGAGCATCTGACGGAGTAACTCCTCTTGAAACTAATTCATTGACTAGTGCTTGTGATTTGGACATAGCATAGCTCATACTTATCATATCTGTTGCAGCATCCCAAAATAATTCTTCTGAATTTTTTAAAGCTTTACCCTTTAATGGAATCATTTTACCTTCTTTATTCCTTTTAATTCCATAGAGAGCATCCAATTCTTTTGGATTCAAAACAGCTTCATAAGGGAAGTATATTTCTAACTCTTTATATAACGGATTAGACTGATTCTCTTTAGCTATAGCGCTAGCTAATTGATAAATCTTGGTCTTATTATAATGATTAAAAGGACTAATATCTATTTCAATTTCTGCAAATATTTCTGCTAAACTTGTATAAAAATTACCAGTATTCATATGACTTCTTCTGTCATGTGCTCTTCTTGCGTCTGTTCCACCTTCTAAATAATATTCTGCTATCTTTCGAGCTGATTCTGGTGTTGTAAAACTTTTAGTTGAGCCAAATAAAGAATCATGGAAATCTTTCATAACTCTTAATCCTTGAAACCCTTTGTTTGTACCAGTGCTAAACATCTTATGGAACATAAATTCTGCTGGAGCATCTTTGACTAACTCTACCTTTCCAGTCTTTTTGTTTGTTCCATATATATCAAAATACTTATGGAAAGCTTTAGTTGTTGAAGGTCCAGCGTGTCCAGCTCTTGCATAATCAGCTGAATCTGCAGCTACGTTAATTCCATTATAGCCATCTTTTACTATGGTCATAAAATCTAAGCCATCTTTTACTGCTACATAAAAATTATCGTATTCTCCTTTAATCTTTACATATGCTTTTGGTTGCTTTTTCTGCCATTTCTTTTTCTTGGGAGCTCTTGTTGCAGCCCAATCTCCTAGGTCATATAAATTCTTTCCTTCTATTACGCTTCTACTTCCATTGGTTTGTATCGTATCATATAGCCATTGCATTCTAGTATAGGCATTTACAACAATACCCATATTTCTTTTACCTAAAGCA